CCAACGTGTACTTCCGCAAGACCCAGGTGCTCAACTTGTTCTAATCGACAAGCAGCATCTCGCAAAGGACCCGCTTCGGCGGGTTTTTTGTTGGCCAGCCAAAATAAGTCAAAATAATGCTTGACATTCGGTATGGTTCCACATATAATATGTGTAGACAAGCTAACGCCAAGAGGAAGTATCATGAAGTTCACCCTGAAAGCACTGAAAGCATGCATCCCCGGCATCGATCGGGCGCAGATTCGTCGTCGCGGTGAAAAAGAGTATCTCTGGGTCTATTCCGACGCCGAGAGCAATCAGTTCACCCCAATGTGCCGGATGATGGGTGCGATACGCACTTACCTCAAGACCCAGGGCATCGACTGCTATGTCACGTCGGCAGGTTACGACTCAATGACCTTCCGCCTCGACGTCAAACTCTACTGAGAATATCATGGCTCGCATCTGGTCCCAGCTCCAAAACAACATCTTCGACTTCGCGGTCGTTGAAGTCCACAACCCGGACAATGGCTACGGCACGGCGATCCTCAAGATGTCGATTCCGTATATCGACATCTACAGCGAAGCGGTCAACGAGAAGGTTGTTGACCTGGTCGCCGCTGTAATCGAAGAGGTGCAGTTGTGAGCCAAGACCTTCTCGAGCAAATCGCCAAACTCACCTACATTGATGCCTTGCGCCTTCAGAGGTTCGAGCCCATCGGTTCGCAGATGTATCAAGGCGTGGTGGGTGATGCTATGATGGCCCGGATGAAAGAATTGCAGAAAACCACCCCGGAAGCAGAGCGCATCGCGGCTTCCAAACAACTAGGCTGGAAATAATCATGGCTCGCATCTGGTCCGACCTCCAAAACAACATCTTCGACTTCGTGTCCAACGGCAAGGGTTCTGCCATTGTGACCGCCGTCGCGGGTTCCGGCAAGTCGACCACAGTCGAGAACGCCGCCAAGCTGGTTCGCGGGACGTCGATCGTCCTGGCTTTCAACAAGGCCATCGCCGAGGAGATGAAGGGTCGCGGTGTCAACGCCCGCACCTTCCACTCGGTGACCTACATGCCGGTGACCCAGGCCAAGAAGGCTGGCACGGTCGACATGGACAAGCTCAAGAACATCTGCAAGAACTGGTTGGATCGTGACGACCAGCGGAAATATGGCTACTTCATCCAGCGGCTGGTGGGCCTGGCGCGTCAGACGGGCATCGGCTGCCTGGTGGACGACGAGCCGCAGGCCTGGCAGGATATCGTGGACCATCACGACCTGGAGCTCGAGGCGACTGACGCCCGGATGCATACTGCTATCGACCTGGCGCGCCAGCTGCTCGTGATCTCGAACAAGTCGAAGAGTGTGGACTTCGATGACCTGCTCTACTTCGCGGTGATGGAGAACATCCGCCTCCCGCGTTTCGACGTCGTGTTCGTGGACGAGGCCCAGGACACCAACGCCATCCAGCGCGCCATCATCAAGATGATGCTGAAGCCGGGTGGTCGAGTAATCGCGGTGGGTGACCCCGCGCAGGCCATCTACGGCTTCCGTGGCGCCGACTCGGATTCAATCGAACTGATCAAGCAGGCTTTCAACTGCATCGAGCTGCCGCTGAGCATCTCCTACCGCTGCCCGAAGGCGGTGGTGAACTACGCCCGTCAGTGGGTCTCGCACATTCAGCACACCGATGTCGCCGAGGACGGCGCCGTCAACGAGATGGGCAAGACCTGGAAGAATTCGATGTTCGCGTGCGGTGACCTGGTTGTCTGCCGTCGCACGGCACCGCTGGTGGAGCTCTGCTTCAGCCTGATCCGGGATCGCGTTGGTGCCAAGGTGCTCGGGAAGGACATCGGCACCGGTCTCAAGACGCTGATCCGTCGCATGGAGCCCAAGAGCATCGACGGTCTGATGGATCGCCTGGAGAAGTGGGTCGCGAAGGAAGAGCGCCGTCTCCAGGACGAGGACAAGCCCGAGAAGCTGCAAGTCATCCGTGATCGCGTGGACACCATCCGTGCCCTGGTTGACGGGCTGGGCCAGTCTGAGCGCACCATCAACGGTCTCCTGAAGTGCATCGACGAGATGTTCTCGGACAACGAGAACTCCTGCGTGATCCTGGCCACGATCCACAAGTCCAAGGGCCTGGAGGCTGATCGTGTGTTCTGGCTGGACCGCGCCGGCTGCCCCGCCAATTGGTCCTCCAAGCCGTGGCAGGTACAGCAGGAAAAGAACCTCTGCTACGTCGCCACCACCCGCGCCAAGAAGGCGCTGTTCACCATCGAATTGAAGTAGGAGATTCATCATGATGCCGCGACTCATTGCTCTTGGTTGGACGGTTTGGATCTTCTTCATGTTTTTCGCGATGGTGTTCATCTGCTACACATGGCCCATCCTGATTCCGATACTCGCCCTTCTTTTCACATTCGGCTGCATATACTGTTGGATCCACGAAAGCATCATCCAGCACATGCAACCGCCCCGCGAATGCAACGATTCCTTATAGGAGAACCACATGGCACGTCCCGGTTTCGATACCAGTCCTCTTCTGGACAACGAGTTCAACAAGGCGAGCGTCGAGTACCTCAAGAGCATCAAGGCCCAGCCTGCTCCTGACGAGAACACCCCCGAGTTGCTGAGCAACACCATCAAGCGCCTGAACGTCGAGCCCACGGCACGTCAGATCGTTTTCACGATGCAGAAGACGGGCCTCACGGAAGAGCAGATTCGTGAGGTGTATGCCTGCATGTGGCTGCAAGGATAGGGCTTGACATTTTGATTCGCAGGTGCTACAATAGTCTGTAAACTCAATCAACCTCGGAGATACATCATGGCTCAAGCAGTCAAAAATGTCAGGACCCGCATCGTCCAGCGTCCTGTCACGATCGAATGTGTTCGTGTGAACCTGGACCTGAACATCAAGGAGGCGGAGTTTCTTCTTTTCCTGCTGGACAGGGTTGCGGGTGATCCCGCCAAATCACCGCGCAAGTTTGCCGACACTATCAATACCGCCTTGCGAAATGCGTCAATCGCGGATCCAGGGTACACTTCAGATGCGTGTGAAAGTCCACAAACCGGGCGTCCTGTCATCATGTTCAAGGACAACGCCAACACACCGGAAAAGCGCCGCCTCAAGGCTGCCTACTACGAGTATCCTGAAGGCTTGCTTTCTGCCGACTCGAGCGACTGAGAGAGCCAGGATTTCCTGGGCTCTAGGCTCTTGATTTGAAAGACGTAAAAACACCGCAAAAACCTAAACCCTGAGATATCAACCGGCCCTGGTGGGTTGGTACCATCTGGAAATATCATGAGCCAAAAGCGACTCGTAATCTTCGATGTTGACGACACACTCTGCTTCTTCACGGCGGGTTTCAACCGCTGGATGGCCGAGAAGTTCAAGTGCCCTGTCCGAGACCCTGCCACCCAGGCCAAATATGTGCTGATGGAACCGTTCAAACGGCACACCAACTGGACAGCCATCGAGGCCCTCAAGGATTTCGAAAGCACGAACTGGTTCAGAGAACACATGGAACCCACGGGTCACATGAAACTGCTCAAGCGTTTCATTGCCCATGGTGTGTATGACGTGATGTTGCTCACGGCGCGTGGCTGGATGAAGAATCCAATCCCCGACACCCAGGCCTGGATGACCAAAAACGGTGTCGACAAAAAGGACTATCAACTGCACGTCCTGGAGCTCCACGAATCCAAGGCAGACTTCATCAACAAACTGAACCGTGATGTTTCGTTGGTCCTGGACGATAATCCTCACCACCTCGAGGAGATCCTCGCGAAATGCAAGCAGGTGGAAACCATCTCAATTTCCACCCAGGCCTGGAACCAACATCTGCAAGACGGGTTTGTGCATCTGCACCCCGGCAACCCACAACTGTAGGAGAAAACTTTGACAAGAATCAAAGACGCGAAACTGATTGGTATCTGCGGAGTCATGAACGCCGGCAAGGATACGGTTGCCAATCTCATCATTGCCCGGCGCCCTCGAGAGCTACGCCGATATGCCTTCGCATCACCTCTCAAGGCAGGGGTGAAGGCGATGTTTGACTGGACGGACGAGGACATCGAGAACCGCCAGAAAAAGGAAGCTATCGATCCTCGTTGGGGCTTCAGCCCGCGCACCGCAATGCAGAAGCTCGGGACTGAGTATGGACGCGAGTGCCTCCGCTCCGATATTTGGGTGCACGCTGCCCTGAACAAGCATCTGAAGTCGCTCGATGCAGGGAAGGGTACTATCATCACGGATGTGCGTTTCGAGAACGAGGCTGCCTGGGTTCGTTTGCAGCCCGACTCTATCTTGATTCATGTGATGAATCCCGAGCATGACTACACAGCTCCCGTGAAGCATGTGTCCGAGAATGGGGTCGCGTTCTGTAATGGGGATGTTCAGATCCAGAATGACAAGCGTCGTGGCTTCGCCCATTTGCACGATTGCCTTCTCTCACATTGGTGAAGCCCGATAAATATACGATCAAGCAGACAAGCTCGGATCGTATATGGCCAATGTAGTTGTCAATCGCAATCCAGCCCTCCAAACCAGTTACAAGCTGGTGATACCGGGGCTGGAATCCTTTAACTACTTCATCACGATGACGAGTCTTCCGGGCCTGAATGCCTCGGGTATCGACACCCCGTTCCAAAATCAGCAGGCATCGGCTCCCTCCAATCGGATCGAGTATGACCCCCTGAACTGCGATTTCATCGTGGCGGAAGACTATGCCAACCACACGCAGCTTCGTTTGTGGATGCACGCCTTCCAGTTGGGCGGGGATCCGATGTGGAGCACCACCAAGAACATCAATCTGTTCATCATGAACTCGAACATGGTCCCCGCGTTGCGTGTGGAATTCATGTATGCCTACCCGACCTCTCTCGGGGCGGTTAGCCTCACCAGCGACACCTCGGACAACGAGGCGATCACATCCACCGCAACATTTCGCTATCAGTACTACGACATCTATTCGGTGATCTAATGAAAATTGATGAGCTGTCTGCCGAAATTCAGGTGGACTCTGTGATCGACAATGCCGAGCTGGACCGTGAAGCTCTCAAGATTCCGATGCTCCATGCGAAATACTATCGGTTCTTCATTGATGAGCTCCGTCACACAAAGGCGCTGGACCAGAAACTGAAGGAGGTCAAGCGAGCAAGGTCTGATTACTATCTCGGGAAGGCTGACGACGGGGTTTATCTGGACGAGCCCTTGGACTTCAAGGTTCTCAAGGCGGACTTGGACTTGTACCTGGAGTCTGATGCCAAGTATTCCGAGATCCTCATGCGCCGCGACCTCCAGAAGATGAAGACGCAGATGCTCGAGGATTTCATCAAGACAATCAACAACCGTTCGTTTCTCATCAACAACGCCATCGCGTGGCAGAAGTTCAAGGCAGGTCTTTCATGATCGATGTGAAAATCGTTCCAGTCAATCAGTTGTATGTGCGGCTGGAATGCGACGCTGGCCTCGGCTACGAAATCGCGGAAGAGTTTTCGTTCTACGTGCCGGGCTACAAATTCATGCCCACGTTCAAGTCTGGACGTTGGGATGGACGTGTCAAACTTTTCAATCGACAGACACACCAAATCTATCGTGGCTTGCTACCCAAGGTCTGCTCCTGGTTGACCGAACAAAAGTATCTGTTCGAGATCGAGAACAAGGCCGCGCTTCGCCCTGTGGTGCCGTATGATGCCGAATGGCTGAACCACTGGGCCGAGTATTCCAAGTTCGAGCCCCGCGACTACCAGATCAAGGCTTTCGAGGGCGCCATGCGCCTCAACCAGGCCATGGTTCTATCCCCAACATCGTCCGGCAAGTCCTTGATCATCTATCTGATGATCCAATACATGCTCGAGAAGAATGAGGGCGACATCCTGCTCATCGTGCCGCGAACCGCGCTGGTCGAGCAGATGTATACCGATTTCCAAGACTACGAAGTCGAGGCAGGTTGGACCGAAAACAACTGCCATCGCATCCATTCGGGCGCCGACAAGGCCACCGGAAAGCGAGTGATCATTACCACCTGGCAGTCGATTTTCCGTCTCAAGCCAACTTGGTTCGCGGGCTTCAGCACCCTTTTGTGCGATGAGGCGCATGAAGCCGACGCCAAGAGTATCACAGGCATCGTGGACAACATGAAGAACGCTCCCGTCCGCATTGGCCTGACGGGCACCTTGGATGGCACGGTGATGCATGCTTACGAGATGGAAGGGCGCTTTGGCCCCATTCTCAAGTATGTCACGACCAAGCAGCTGATGGACGAGGGGCATATTGCGCCACTCGAAATCACTTGCTTCCGGCTGCAATACTCCAAGGAGGATGCTGAAATTGTACATCACTTGGACTACCAAGGCGAGATTGACTTCCTGATCACGCACGAGAAGCGCAACAAGTTCATGGTGAACCTGGCCTTGAACTCGACAGGCAACACGCTGATGCTTTTCAACTTCATCGATCGTCATGGCAAGATGATCCTCGAGATGCTGGCCAAAAAGGCAGCCGAGAAGGGCAAGCGCATCCATTACATCGACGGTTCGGTGGCCGTCAAGGCGCGTGAAGAGATCCGCGCGATCCTGGAAAAGGAGGACAATGCGATCCTCTTGGCTTCTTTCGGGACACTCTCCACTGGAACCAACATCAAGAACCTGCACAACGCTATTTTCTGTCATCCATACAAGGCCAAGATCAAGATTCTCCAGTCGATTGGACGTATCCTGCGACTGGCTGCCGGGAAAGGCACCGCGACCCTGTTCGATTTTGGTGACGATTTGGTTTACAAGACCAAAAAGGGCACCGAGAAAATCAATATCACGATGCGACACTTCATCGAGCGCATCCAATCCTATCAGTCCGAACAGTTCACATACAAAATCGTTACGGTTCCCATTTCAGGTTGACAGGAGCTCCATGGCAGTCTATAATACGCGGATAGTAGATGGTGTAAACCTTGATGTTACGGTTCCGGCAGATTACAAGGCCCCCGAACACCAGGTTCGCTTACTAGTTCTCACAACAGGGTCTTTGGTGGTTGGTACCGTGATCGGGTATGACTCGGCAGTGAACGCCGTTGCTCTCACATTCCCGATGGAAGTATTCGTGGACTCGTGCGAAAGTCACGACGAGGAGGAGATGTATGAATTCGTCCCATACCTTCGCAACCTGGTCGACTTCAATATCCAGTCACCGCAACCTGTGATTTTCAATTTGGCGCATTGCGTGAACGGGACCCTGATCCCTTCCATGCACATTGTGGCGAATTATTACAAGCAGCTGCTCTACATGAAGGCAGTTTCCAACGAACAGCTTGGATACCTCAAGCCCGAAACCTTACACTGAAACGAGACTTTATGGCAGACATCGCTGCGACACGAACCAACTACCTCGACAATACCAAGCTGCTGGAAGACATTCTGCTCTATCAGAAGCACATGCGAGAAGCAGACGAAGCCGGCAGACCGCGTCCCAAGATCCCCGACAGCATAGGATCCGCGATCGAAAAGTGTGCGGCAGGCACCGCGAGCCGCCCAAACTTCCGCAACTACACCTACATTGACGAAATGACGCGCGACGCCATCGTGGATTGCGTGCGCGCCGTGCCCTTGTTCAATGTCAATGTGCTTGGGCGCGCCGGCAAACCAAACCCGTTCGGCTACTTCTCGCGTATCATTTGGTTCGCGTTCCTATCGCGCATCACGAACGAGAAGAAGAAACAGAAGACCAAGGTCGACATGATGTTCGACCCAACCATCGACTCGTACAATCGAATGGATGGCGACACCGCCTTCTACCAGGATGGAAAGAAGGAGATGCTCGATTTCTATTACTCCGGGAAGGTGAACTGATGGCTAAGATTGCCATGATAACGGACACCCACCAAGGTGTTCGTAATGCGTCGCAGTTTTACATGAACAACCAGGAGAAGTTCTACTCTGAAATCTTCATCCCGTACCTTCGGGACAATAACATCAAGACGGTCTGGCACCTGGGTGACTTCTGGGAAGATCGTCGCAAGCTCGACATAGTGGCGATGAATCATGTGTTCAAGCACCTCCTGGATCCCTTGCAGGCGCTGGGCATCAACGTATACATGATCTACGGCAACCACGACATCGTTTATCGATCCACGAACGACGTGAACGCGATCGACTTCCTGGGCAAGATGTATCCCAACATCCATGTCATCAAGACGCACGAGGTTATCAACTTTGATGGTTTGGATGTGGCCTTCCTGTCTTGGGTTAACAATCAGAACCTGCAGTCGTCCATGGAGTTCATCCAGACTGCCGCGGCACCCATACTGTGCGGGCACTTCGAGATCAAGTCCTTTCTGATGCACCCTGGCTCGGTTTGCGATTCGGGCTTCGAGAAAAGCGTCTTCGATCGGTATGACACAGTCTACTCGGGGCACTTCCATACCATCAGCACCGATGGGCGGATTCAGTACATCTCCAACCCATTCCAGACAACCTGGTCGGACTTTGGGCAGGAGAAAGGCTTCCGGATCCTCGATACCGCGACCCGCGAGCTTGATTTCATTCGAAACCCTTTCGAGTTGTATTCCAAGGTTGCCTACCAGGACGAGTTCGACATCCTGGAGTATGACTACGAGCAGCATGCCGGGAAGGTGACGCGGGTCTACATTCAGTCGTTCGCCAAGACCAACCAGCAGAAGTTCAATCTCTTCATCGAGAAGCTGAACACCGTGGCTCATGCCGTGGATGTCTTCGAAGTGGATGAAACCGAATACAATACCGATGTCAATGCCATGGAGACGGCAGGCGACCTGCGCACCACGATCAACCAGTATATCGACGACGTTGTACAGAATCAGTTGGTCAAGAAGGAACCGCTCAAGGTCTACTTCGAGAACCTCTGGACCGAGGCATCCCGTAGCGTGGAGGTAGATGAGTGAGCAACGTACGAACACACTTCAAAATCATTCGGTGGCGTAATGTCCTCTCCACAGGACAGATGTGGACCGAGGTTCGTCTCGACAAGTCTCCAAGCACCATGATCACGGGAAAGAACGGCTCCGGCAAGAGCACTTTGGTGGACGCCTTGACGTTCGCGCTGTTCGGGAAGGCCTTCCGCAAGATCAACAAGCCTCAGCTCATCAACACCAAGAACAACAAGGACATGCTTGTTGAGTTGGAGTTCTCGATCGGGGCTGACGAGTATATCATCCGTCGTGGGCAGAAGCCAGACCTGTTCCAGGTGTCCAAGAACGGTGAGCAGCTGAACGTCCAGGGTGACTCCCGCGCCTTCCAGCAACAGTTGGAAACGCAGATCCTGCGCTTGAACTATGATGTGGCCACGCAAATCATGGCAATCGGTAAGGCGCAGCATGTTTCGTTCATGCGGCTGGATAGTGCCAAGCGCCGACTGTTCGTGGAAAGCATCTTGGGCCTGCTGATTTTCGGGAAGATGTCGCAGCTGCATGGTGTCAAGATGACACACCACAAGGAGAAGCTCGCGGAGCTCAAGTCTGCCGTGAGCGTGTCGGGCGAGAAAGTCAAGGTGCGCCGTCGATATATCGAGGACCTGAAGCTTTCGGCCAAGGAGGCTCAGGACAATGCCGATCAGCAATCCCAAGGCAAGATCGATGAGCACCTTGTCGATATTGATCGGGCGTCCGCACTGATTGGTGCATGGAAAGAGCGCCTCCCGGAGCCCGTCGATACCAAGACGATCCGTGATCAGTTGAACAAGCACAAGAACCTTCTCCTGAAGTTCGACATGAAAATCGACGACATGACCCGTCGTTCCAAGCACCTGTTGGAGCATGAGTTTTGTGAATCATGCGAGCAGAACATTCCGCATGACGTGCGAACACACAAGCATGGGCTCGCGCAAGCCAAGCTGGAAGCCTGCCTGGTGGCCCGTTCTGATGTTTCTGTCAACGTGAATGACTTGACAGCCTCCTTGGACGCCGCCTTGGCCATCGTGAAGGAGCGTGACCTCATCCTGCAAGACATCCAGCAGCACGAGTATGTGATCGCGGATCGCACCAAGCAGATAGAGAATCTGCGTCGAGACAAGCTGTCGGTCGCTAACAACCTGAACGAGCAAATCATCAACGAGACAGAGAACCTCGAGCGGCTCCAGGATGCCAACACCAAGATGCGCGACAAGTATGAGGTCCTGCTCCAACAGACCGAATACATGAACTTGGTGACCAGCATGCTGAAAGACAGCGGTATCAAGGCCATGCTGATCAAGAAGTATCTCCCGATCATCAACCACAGTATCAACATCAACTTGGCATCACTCGGGTTCTTTGCCAAGTTTACTTTGTCCGAGACCTTTGACGAGACGATCCAGGCTCGCGGCATCGACACGCTGTCGTACAACAACTTCAGCGAGGGCGAGAAGCTTCGCATCGACATGGCGATCCTGATGGCCTGGCGTGACATTGCGCGCATGCACGGCGGCGTGAGCACCAACCTGCTCTTCTTCGACGAGATCTTTGATTCCAGCATGGACGCCGTGGGTACCGACTCACTTATGATGCTGCTTGGGGCCATGAAGGAGACCAATCTGTTCATCATCACGCACACGCCCGAGAAGATTGCCGACAAGGTTCGATCCCATATCCAATTCGGGAAGGTGGATGGGTTCTCAAAGATTCTTGAAATAAAGGGTTGACATTCGAGTCAAGATGTCATATAATAGCCGTTCACACGTTAGATCATTCACTACTGAGGGTTTGTCATGCAGAAAGAAACCGTTGATGTCCTGAAGAACTTCGCCTCGATCAATCAGGGCATCCTGATCCTGCAAGGAAGCGAGCTTCGGACCATGTCAATCATGAAGAACGTCTTCGCGACCGCAAAGGTGCCGGACACGTTCGATCGCGAATTCGCCGTCTACGACTTGAACGAATTCCTGGCCACGCTGTCGCTGTTCGACAAGCCCGAGCTGGCGTTCAAGGAAGAGCACATCCTGATCGCGGAAGGCAAGTCCAAGATCAAGTATTTCTACTCGGCGCCCAGCGTGATCGTTTCGCCGCCGCGCGACAAGAGCATCAAGGTCGAAGGTGACCTGACGTTCCAGCTGCCGCTCGCGATTCTGTCGCAGCTGCTCAAGGCTGCCTCGGTGATGTCGCTCAAGGAGCTCGAGATTACCTCGAAGGGCCTTCGCGCGTTCAACAAGTCCAGTGTCGGCAACCAGTACGACGTCAAGCTGGAAGACATCACGGGCGAAACCACCGCCAAGATCCTGAACATCGAGAACCTGAAGCTGCTGCCGCGGGACTACACCGTCGTGGTCGGCACCAAGGCCGTGAAGTTCACGAGCATCGACAAGGATCTCGAGTACATTGTGGCTGTGGAGGCTGACTGATGCCTACCGAAATCAACTCATACCTGATGCAACTCTGGATGGAAGTGTTCCAGAACTGTTTGGGACGCGTGGTGACAAGGATCACCTCCAGCGACATCGTGGACGCCGCCAACATGGCAGACCTGGCCATCGAGAAGCTCAAGGCTGCAAATCTGAGTTCACACCCATGAGCAAGATGTTTCAGTCTGCTCGTGATGCTGCTCAGCTGCAACGTGAACTGGACCAGTGCGCCAAGGACTTTGATGAGCTTCGCCTTCGGGTGAAGCGAATCAAAGACGAAGCCGATGTCCAGGGTCGGATCGAGATGTGCTTGAGAGTCCAGAAGGGCATCCAAGAGGCTATTCAGATCCATGAAAACCTTATCAATTCTGCCGTCATCGCCGACCAATCGACGCACCTGGGTCTTCAGCATTGGCTTCGCGAATATGGGACCCTGAAGCTGAATATGGGCCGGCAACTGGGGCACACTCACTATATCATTCAGCATGCCAGGTCTGGCGACCTGGTCATCGCGAGGACTGCTAAACACGCACATAGGCTGAGGATAGATGCTGGTTGTGTCAATACCTCACCCAATCAGCCAACCATCATTTCATTATCAAGCCCCCTTCCGATGTGGCCATACAATACCGTTTGGATCGACGGGGAGTTTGTTTACCAGCAATGTTTGAAACAAGACTTGTATTCGTGGCTTGCTCGCATGCCTGTCAAGAAAGTCATCGTCCTGGGTTCCTGATTCAATCGGAGTTATATCATGAGTGAAGAGAATCGGTCACGATTCCTGTGGTGTGAAGAGTACCGTCCGCATAAGATCGCGGACTGCATCCTGCCCGAGCGTCTGAAGACATACTTCCAGAAGATCGTGGACAACGGGAACATGGAGAACATGACCCTGGGCGGAGGTCCAGGCGTGGGCAAGACAACCGTGGCACGCGCCATGTGCGAAGAGATGGGGATCGATTACATTCTCCTGAACGTATCCGAGAACGGCAACATCGACACCATCCGCACGACGGTTCGGCAGTTCGCGAGCTCGCGCAGCCTGATGGACGACAAGCCAAAGTGTATCATCCTCGACGAGGCAGATGGTTTGGGTGCGCAGGCGCAGAAAGCCCTGCGCGGTTCCATTGAGGAGTTCAGTGCCAACTGCCGATTCATCTTCACGGCGAACTTCTCGAACATGATCATTGAGGCGCTCCGCTCTCGTGCCCCGATGGTGGAGTTCAACTTCTCGCGTGAGGAGAAGAAGGGCCTGGTGGTCCAGTTCGACAAGCGGATCAAGATGATCCTCGCCGAGAAGGGCATCGAGTTCGACAAGATGGAGCTCGCCCAGCTGGTCATGAAGAACTTTCCCGACTTCCGGAAGACCCTGATCCTGTTGCAGCGTTACTCCTCGGACGGTCTCTTGAAGGTGACCGGCGCCGGTGGGTTGGATGACGAGCAGTTCAAGCTCCTCATCAAGCATTTGCAGGACAAGAAGTTCTCGGAGATGCGCAAGTGGGTCGTGGACAACTTGGACAACGATGGGGCGATGATCCGTCGCGCCTTGTTCGATCGGGCGGTGACAGTATTCAAGCCGGCGTCGATCCCGCAGTTGGTTCTCTACATCTCGCAGTATGACGAGCGTGAGTCGCGTGTCGTGGACAAGGAGATCAACATGGTGGCGTTCTTGACCGAGGTCATGTCTGACTGCCAGTTGAACTGATATGACACCTGACCTGATCAACGGTGCGTTTGAGGTGGTCGGCGGCATCTGCAGCTGGCTCAACGTGTCGCGGTACGTGAAGGAACGATCAGTGTCGGGGATCTTCTGGCCCTCCGCTATCTTCTACTCGTCCTGGGGCATCTGGAATCTGTTCTACTACCCAGCCTTACACCAGCCGTTTTCGTTCATGGGAGGGCTCTTCCTGACATCGGGGACTCTCGTGTGGCTGGCGATGGTGGTGCGCGATAAATACCTGCGAGGCACACGAGGATGAGCGAGAAACTCTCTCCCTTTGATATCGCTTCAAATATCAACAACAAAACCGACCCGCTGGATGTGAATGAGGTAGGCTACGATGCTTTTGTGATTAACCGCGTGTTCTCCAACACGCACGATTCGATCCTTTTTGCCAATGAGATGAATGCCGCGTGGGGCCTCCCGAAAGAGATGCAGTACGCGTTCTATTACCATGGGCTTCCAAAGAAGAGTCGATACGGGAAGTGGCACAAGAATCAGGACGACAAGGCGGAGCTTGCACCGATTCAAGAGTACTTCGGATATTCACGAAACAAGGCCAAACAGGTGCAATCGTTATTGCGCCCCCACCTTGACAGCATCCGTGCGGAGCTGGACAAAGGTGGGAGACATCGCAATGGTACTAAGTAATGAAGCAACCAACGCTCTGATGGAGCAGTTCATCGAGGTGGCGGCGCTGGATACCGATTCCTTCTTGAAGGTGAAAGAAACTCTCACCCGCATCGGACTCCCTGGAAAGCGCACGGACGAGAAACCTGTCTTGTGGCAGACTGCCCACATCCTCCACAAGCGGGGCCGGTACTTCATCTGCCATTTCAAGCAACTGTTTCAGCTTGATGGGCGCGATGAGACGGACTTCACGGAAGAGGATGAGGATCGGCTCGAGTTCATCGCGTTCCTGCTCGAGGAATGGGGCCTGGTAAAGTCGGTGTTCGAGATCGAAAAGCCAAAGGTCAATGTAATGATCATCCCGTTCTCCGAAAAGGGAAAATGGGACCTGAGATCCAAATACACGCTTGGGGCGGACAAGATTCGCTTCAAGCAAACCAAGAAGTGGAGTCATGATGGAAAAACAACCTGAAAACATTGATCTGGGTTTGGTTCTCATGGAACCCGCCCACCCGGCAATCGGAGCTGTGATTCCTGAACTTCCCGATTGGGCGTTCCAGCAAGCAGCCCAGACCCCAAAGGACCCATCCCATGTCGAAGAAAAGTGAGAGTCGTGATGAAATTCAAAATCCAGTATTGGTTGACCCAGTTCTGCGTGAAACTCCAACCGCTATGGTTGATGCTGTCTTGATGCCGACGCTGGGCATCCATCGGCTGAGCGACCAGGTTGAACTGCCGAAGTACCAGACCTCCAAGGCGGGCTGCTTCGACACCCAGGTGTATCTTGGGGAGTCGGTAAGGGAAATCAAGGTCTGGAATCCGCACATGGGTCGCGAGGAAGCTCGTAACGTGCGCGAAGACAGCACCGGGCGCTACGTCGTGCTTGCCCCAAGTGAGCGTGGACTGTTCCCGACCGGTTTGGTCTTCCATATTCCGGCAGGCTATGCCCTGCTTGGCCTGGCACGTTCCAGCACGGGTCTCAAGCGTGGTATCCAGTTGACCCAGTCAGCTGCCTACATCGACGAAGACTATCGTGGCGAGCTGATGCTTCCGCTCCTGAACACCACGCTCGAAAACATCAAGGTCTGCCATCTGGAGCGGCTCATTCAGTTCGCGCTGGTGCCGTACGTCCAGGCAGATATCCAGCACCTGAAAACCCGGCCAGGCCTTGTCGGGGACCGCGTAGGCGGATTCGGCTCCACCAATTCCAAAACCAAGTGAGGTTGTGATGAATATCAAGATTGCATACACGGACACCGGTCCGATCATGGGTGACTTCAACGAGACCCTCAATGGTGACTACACCGTTGAGAATCCGGTCATCCTCCAGGTGGGTCCGCAGCAGATCGGAATCGTTCCGCTGCTTGGCTTCGTGAAGGCCAAGTCCATCACCCTGAAGAAGAGCGATATCAAGTACGGTGACATCTTCGATCCCCAGGACGACCTGCGCAACCACTACTCCGGCCAGTTCGGCTCGGGTATCCAGCTGGCAACCAGCCCAGCCTCGATCAGCAAGAAGTAATCCAGACGGCGGAGCGACATTGTATCGGCTCCGCCGTTTTGTTGACTGAAATATCGGACAATAAGGGCTTGACATTCGCCCAAAAGTATGCTATCATTACTGCTTGAATCGACTATGATCGTCATGAGGTGAGAATTGAGCAAGACCAACTACACGTTCTGTGACAAGCTCGGGCATCGCCTCTTCGTCCGTTGGATGGACGAGAAGGGCAAGCGCGGGCAGAAGGTTTTCTCGGACACGCCGCTCGAGTTGTTCATCCCAGGCACTCGTGACGACGCTCGAGGCTTGCATGGTGAGCGACTGTCTCGTGTCGAGTTTGGTTCCGTGGAAGACATGAACGACTTCGCGAAAGAGTACGATGGCGTCACGCCAGTATTCGGTCAGACATCCTCGGCGCACCAATACATCGCGAAACAGTGGCCCGGGCACATCGACTTCGACATCAAAAACTTCACGATCCTGAACTTCGACATCGAGGTCGAGTCGCGTGAAGGCTTTCCTCATCCCGAGCAGGCAGCCTATCCGCTCACGTCCATCTCCATGAAGGTCTTTGGGAAAGACGAAAGGGTCACGTTGGGCTTGAAACCGTATACCAAGGGGCGCGAGCAGGACATCTACGAGCACTGCCGTGATGAGCGTGACCTCCTGATGCGTTTCTTGCATCACTGGAAGCGTATCAATCCTGAGATCGTGACGGGTTGGTTCATTGACTCGTTCGACATTCCGTATATGGTCAACCGCATGACCAAGATCCTGGGTGAGGAATTGACCGCCCAGCTGTCTCCGTTCCACCATGAGACCAAGCGGGTGTTCATGGAGTCCAAGGTGGGTCGTGGCGAGACAACCTATCGGATCCTTGGCATCACGTCGTTCGACTATGCCAACCTGTATATGAAGTTCGCGCCCAAGAAGCTGGAATCCTATCGACTGGATTTCGTGTGCGAATTCGAGAAGGTGGGACGCAAGCTGGACTGGCATGAGCTCGGGTTCTCGGACTTGAATGATCTGTATGATCGCGATCACGACACGTTCATCGAATACAACGAGCGGGACGTGGAGTGCGTGGAGCAACTGGACGCCAAGCTGAAGTTCATCCAGTGCGCGATCACGATCGTGTACATGACCCATAGCAGGTTCTCTGAGGCCTTGGCGACAGTCAAGCCTTGGGACAATTTCATCTACAACATGCTGCTGGAGGATGGCATCCAGATTCCGCCAGAAGGGTTCGCCAAGAACGCCGAAGGGATTGTGGGCGCCTATGTCAAGGTTCCGGTGCCCGGCAAATATCGTTGGGTGTTGGCGCTGGACATGAAGTCGCTGTATCCTTGTATCGACATGATGTATAACATGAGCCCCGAGACGCTGGAATACCATGCCGCCAGCAACCCGATGGAGTTCATGGAAAAGGTCTTGAATAACGACCCTGGCACCATGCGTTTGATTGATGAGCGCAAGGCGCAGGGTCTCTGCACGGCATCCAATGGCTCCTCCTATCGACAGGACACCTCCGGGGTGATCCCGCGTGGCATGAAGTTCTTGTTCGACACCCGATCCGAAGTCAAGGGTGTTCACATGAAGGCAGCCAAGAAGCGTCTGGAGGCAGCCAAGAAGGCTGGAGAGGACTATCTTCTGATCGAGCAGGAGTACCAAAAGCTGGATGCCTACCAGCAGGCCCTGAAGGTTGTGGCGAACGGCGGATACGGTGCCTTGAGCAACCAGAGCTTCCGCTACTACAATACGGACATCGCGGAAGGCATCACGATCACGGGCCAGATGTCAATCAAGTATGCTGGTGCCAAGCTGAACGCATTCTTGAATGAACGCTTCAAGACAACCGAGGTCGACTACGTCATCTACACCGACACCGACTCCTGCTATATCACGGTCGAGCATTTCGTGACCGATGTTCTGAAGGTTCCGGAGGCTGACTGGAAGCGCAAGATGCAAGGTATCGTGGATGCTATCGACAGCTTCGTGAAGAAAGAGATTGACCCGATGTTGGATCAGTCGTTCCTGGATCTGTGCGACAAAGTGGGTTCCAAGAACAACACCATGGAGATGAAGCGTGAGTCCATCAGCGACGTTGGCATCTTCCGCGGGCGCAAGAACTACGTCCTCCAGGTATGGGACAATGAGGGCGTCCGGTATGCCGAGCCAGATATCAAGTCAGTCGGCGTCGAGATCAATCGAACCAGCACCCCTACTATCGTGCGCGACGCCCTGAAGGAAAGTCTGGACATTCTCCTGAACGGCACAAACGACCAGCTCTTGACCTATATCGCCAAGTTCAAGACCGAGTTCTCCTCGGTGCCTTTGAGCAAGATCGCATTCCCGCGTGGCGTGAGTGAGATCAAGAAGTGGCGCGGCGGCGTCATGGATTTCGAGAAAGGCACCCCGATACATGTTCGTGCCGCGATCTTGTTCAACAAGATGGTCCAGGAGCGTGGCTTGGAGGGCAAGCTGTCGCTCATCCAAGAAGGAAACAAGATCAAATTCATCTACCTGAAGGAGCCAAACCCGCTGCACTCGAACGTAATTGGGTTCATTGACGAACTTCCGAGTGAGTTTCAGCTCGATAAGTATGTGGACATCGATCTCCAATACGAGAAGACTTATCTGGGGCCCTTGCTATCGTTCACCGATATCATCGACTGGGTAGTGGAAAAGAAATCATCGCTTGACGACCTGTGGAGTTAAAATGAGCAACCTTTTGCAAAGTTTCATTGACGTGACTGGGAACCCTTTCGCGGCGATCGTGGAAGACGGCATCCAGGCTGGCGACGTGGTGTCGTGGATCGATACCGGATCGTATGCCCTGAACGCTCTCCTGAGCGGTGACATCTTCAAGGGCGCGCCTTCCAACAAGGTGACAGCCCTGGGTGCCGAAAGCAGCACCGGCAAGAGCTACATCGTGCTCAGTGTCTTGAAGGCGTGGCTCGAGCAGCGCCCAACCGGCATCGCCTTCATCTTCGAGTCGGAGTCTGCCTACACCAAGCAGATGCTCGAGGAGCGTGGCATCGACATCAAGCGCGTGGCAATCATGCCTGTCACAACCATCCAGGAGTTCCGGACGCAGTCCCTGAAGATCCTGGACAACTACGAGAAGACAAAGGTCAAGGACCGAGTCCCGTTGTGGTTCGCGCTGGACTCCTTGGGCAACCTGAGCACCACCAAGGAGTTGGAAGACACCTCCGCGGGTGTTGAGACGAAGGACATGACGCGCGCCCAGCTGATCAAGGCTACGTTCCGTGTCTTGACGCTCCGCCTGGGTCGTGCCGATGTTCCGCTCTGGATCACGAACCACGTGTATGACGACGTGGGCGGCGGTCCGTATGCCCAAAAAGTCATGTCAGGTGGATCGGGCTTGATCTATGCTGCCTCCACCATTGTGACGCTCTCGAAGGCTCGCGACAAGGATGAGAAGCTGGGCGCCGGTACCAACCTGCGTGGTGTCACCATCACGGCGCGTGCCACCAAGTCGCGCTTGACTCGCGAGAACTCGATGGTCAAGCTGTACCTGGACTTCAACAAGGGCCTGGGTCGATACTTCTACTTGGCGGAGTTGGCTGAGGCTGGCGGCGTCTTCAAGAAGGTCGCGACACGTCTTGAACTGCCGGACGGACGCAAGGTGTTCCAGTCCGAGATCAACAAGAACCCCGAGAAGTATTTCACCCAAGAGATCCTCGAGGCCATCAATGTCTACGTGAACAAGACGTTCCCGTATGGCGGCGGCCCTGAAGGTGAGGATGGAGCTGAGGAGATCGAAAATGCTGACTGATGAGCAAATCCCATTCGCGCGAGAGATGATCCAGCTGTTCATGGAGGGAGAGCCTGGAGACATCATTCTCGAGATCAACTTCGAAAAGGTTGATGGTTCGCAGCGCACCCTGTATGCCACCAATCGCATTCCCGAGAGCGAGATTCCGAAGGATGTGCATGAGTCGAAACTCGACCTAAGTACTCACGCAAGGGTCTTCGATAAGGAGGCCCAGGGGTGGCGGACTATCATCCTGAAGAACATCAACTCCATCACGGTGCAACTATGACCGAGCTCCAGACAGACAAGAATATCGTCATCGATCAGGCTGCCGTTAAGGAGGACGGCAGCCTGATGTTCACGGTGTGGTGTCGCGACAACCCCGATTTCCTGTACGCCTACGACAAGGTGCACCTGAGAGAGGAGTGTGATGGCGGATTCTATCTGGAATTCACGCTCTCGATTTCCTCTCGCAAAGATTCTCACGAAATCAAGTCAGAAGTGCTTGACAAGAAGGGTGAATCTATCATACAATACCTATTCGAAACAACGACCGGGGTCAAGCTGTAAGAACCCGCCAACCTAAATATGGATGTGGGCGCAATGCCCACCCCGTCAAAACCAAGCCCGAAAGGGACTGTCTAAAACCGAGGAGTCAGAATGAGCCACGAACGAACGAAATGCGACCCAGTCTTGGGCGAACAGGTCCACCAGCATCTTCTCACGGTGGGCGTCGAAACACCAACCACCTTCCTGCTTACATCTGTGCCAACCGACGAGAAAATCAAGTCGATTGAGTATCACATGGAAAATATCCTGAACGTATTGGGTCTCGATCTTACTGACGACAGCCTCATGGAAACGCCGAAGCGTGTTGCCAAGATGTACGTCAACGAACTCTACTGGGGCTTGAAGCCTGAGTTCTTCCCGAAGTGTACTACTGTCCAGAACAAGATGGGCTACGACGAGATGGTCCTGGAAAAGGACATCACGATCCTGTCGGACTGCGAGCATCACCTGCGCACCATTATCGGGGTGGCACACATTGCCTACATCCCGAAAGAGAAGGTCTTGGGTCTTTCGAAACTGAATCGTGTCGCGGATTACTTCGCCCGACGTCCACAGATCCAGGAGCGTCTCGCGGAGCAGATCTTCCATGCGCTCTGCTTCATCCTTGGAACCGATGACGTGGCGGTTGTCATCGATGCCGAACATTTCTGCGTGAAGCAGCGCGGCGTGCAGGATTCCAACTCGCATACCATCACGTCCAAGCTGGGTGGCTGCTTCAAATCTGACCCGACTGTTCGTTCGGAATACATGTCCCTCATCAACGCGAAGTGAAATCATGAGCATTGCGAAACGCGCGCTTGAACTGCTGCCTGACAGTGCTGGAGCTGTCGTCTGTCTCTCGGGCGGCTTGGACTCCACTACCACGCTTCGGCTGGCGGTGGAGAAATATGGCCCCTCGAAGGTGCGGGCGGTCAGCTTCAACTACGGACAGCGACAGAAGATTGAGTTGCAGCTGGCAGCCAAGTCCTGTGCCCGCCTGAGTGTTGAGCATCGGGTGATCGACATTCCGTTCCTGAACACCATCAACCAAGGTTTCAGCGCCAACGTGGACACTGGGATCGAGATGCCAACCATCCATGACATCTTGGGTGACCCGCAGCCTATCACCTACGTGGCCAATCGCAACATGATCCTGATGTCGATCGTGGCATCCTTCGCGGAAACTGTCGGGAGTGATTTGATCCTGGCGGGCTTCCAAAGCAACGACACCTACGGGTATTGGGACACCACGCCGGACTTCATCAAGAAGATGAACGCCGTGCTGGGACTCAACAGGCAGGCAGGGCTGCAAATCATCTGTCCGTTCGTGGAGTTGAACAAAAAGGAGGAGATCCAAGCTGTCTTTGAACTCGACGGCAATCTGGACTTGTTTTCCAGCACCATTACATGCTATAATCCTGATTCCGAAGGACGGTCCTGCGGGACTTGCCCTTCCTGTGCCGAACGCATCCTGGCATTTCAGAAACTGGGTTTCAAGGATCCTATCGTATACGTGGAGAAGTGAAATGTGTGGTATCTTTGCCAGTTTCGACCGTGTCAAGCTCGAGCAGCTTTTCAGCCTGAACTACAAGCGGGGCCAGAAGGGTTTCTCCTTGAACGGTTTCACGACCTACAAGGGTGGCATGGTGGTTTGGGAGTCGCGCCATGACAGCGCCAAGCTGGAGATCCAGCCGCAGTATCTGTCGACCTACAATATCTGTCATGTGATCGCGCCCACCACAACGGAATCGATATATCACCCTGCCTTGCGTGAAAGCGTGGGCGGTGAGTCCGAGGGCTTCACGGCTCTTTGGCATAACGGTATCTTGAAGGAAGGTACCATTTCGAAGCTGCAGGAGACAGACAACACAACCAACTGGGACACCCAGCTGATGGTGAATCGTCTCCACAACATGCCGTTCGAGGAGATGGGCGACTTCTTGAGCTCCTTGGAAGGGTCGTTCGCCTGCATCCTGTATCGCGATTCCCAGCTGTTCGTGTTCCGAAATGAACTGGTGCCGCTGTATTGCGACAACATGCTGAGCATCAGCAGCGTGAAGTTCAAGTTCTCCATGTCAATCACTCCGGGCGTGGTATGGCGCATGAATCTCGAGACCAACAAGCTCGAGGACACTGGCGTCCGCTTCACGACCATGAACAACCCTTACGCCCTCTGAGGTATTCGTTATGACGCAGCAAAGCATGTCCGACATCGCCGGCAAGTCGCTTGGTGACTCAACCTCGTACGCTGTCTTCACCGACACGTTCGATCCATCACTCCTGAATCCGATGCCACGTTCCTTGGCTCGGGAGGGTTGGGGGATTGATGGTGCGCGCATGGGAGGGTTCGATCGTTGGACCTCCCATGAGGCAACATTCCTCCTGGATTCGGGTCGCCCGATCGCGGGAACTCTGGTCTTCATCTACGGCGCGAACTCGGAGTTCATGATCGAGTCCAAGTCCATGAAGTTGTACCTGAACTCGTTCGACATGTGCCGCATGGGTGCCAACCTGGAAGAAGCCATCAAGGCATACGAGAGCCAGATCAACATCGACCTGTCGCAGACTCTCCAGACCAAGGTACAGGTCAGGTTCTTCGATTCCAAGGACTACTTGAAATCGGCAGTGGATCCGTTGTTTGGCTGCAACGACCTGGCGCGGCTGGAAGGCGTCGAGGATGTGGAGTTTGTGGATTTCACGGGGGAGGACAATCACATCGAGACTGTCGAGTTCGATAGCGTCTTGGATCAGCAGTGGTACACCAACGCCCTGCGTTCACGCTGCCGCCATACCAAGCAGAAGGACACTGGCACCGCAACCATTCGGTATCGTGGCACCAAGCGCATCCGCCCTGTCTCAATCCTGAAGCAGATCGTGAGCCTGCGCGAAGTGAACGAATTCCACGAGTTCTGTGCCGAGAAGATCCTGACCGAGATCGACAAGAAGGTCAACAACATGGACTGCCTGGGCGTGGCGTTGTACTATGCCCGCCGCGGATCGCTCGATATCAACCCCGTTCGCTGGATTCGCGGTACCGAGGCCTCGGCATGGTACAGCGAGATCTACAACGTGAACCTCATCGTCGAAAAGACGCAGGGGCAGTGAGATGGGTGACCGGAAACTGTCGTATGTGTTCTCGGCACCAAACTACCTTCGCCTCTATCCCACCAAGTGGGGCAAGGACAACCCCGAGGAGGACAAGCTCCTCACCGACATCGTGTCGAGGGGTCTGGAGCGAGTTCGCGCCCGCTGTAAGGTAATCATGGGTGACGAGTCTCTCAAGACTTCTATCCTGTTCAACGGATACACCGAATATCGTCACGGTCCCTACTTCCGAGACCGCAATCAGTTCAGCTTCGATCAGCTGTATGCGGACTCGGGCGGTCTCCAGGTTGTCACGACTGGCAAGAAGCTGACGCATGAGCTGAAGCAGCAAATCTATCAGAACCAGAAGTCAGCCGACTATGGCTTCTGCTTCGACGAGATCCCGCTCGGTATCAAGGAGGGTGTGGACCAGGAGACTGGCAAGCACCGTTCCCAAACCGAATCCAAGCTGTTCTTCCCCGAGAACTTCGAGGCGTGTGCCATTAAGACAGCGCACAACGTGAAGGACCAGACGGATGCGTTCCGTGGGTCCAACACCAAAGCCTTCTACATCATGCAAGGCAACACGACTGACGAGATGTTTCGTTGGTTCAAGCATGGCGTCGAGATTGTTGGGAAGGAGGGCTTCGAGCATATTCAAGGCATCGCCCCAGCAGATACTTGCATGGGCAACGGTGCATTGGAGTCGGTCGATATGATCGTGGCGTATCATCGTTGTGTGGAGGAGTTCGGGCAGGAATACGCCAAGAAGCATCTGCACCTTCTGGGTGTGGGTTCGCCTTCGCGTCTCCTGCCAGCCGTGTTCCTGAAGGAGTCGGGGTTCATTCCGCAGAACGTCGAGATCAGCTTTGACTCCTCGAGCTCCAGCATGTCGTATGTCATGGGCAACTTCGTGGACTCGGACGGCAGTCGCCCGAACCGTGACCCCGTGAAGACCATCACCATGTTCGAGCAT